TGCTCTATCTAACTCTTCTTGAACTTGTTGAGTTGTCATAGTTGCACGATCCAAACCCTCTTCGTGTGATTCCGCAGGGAATGGATCATTGGCAATATAGTCTATTGCCTGTGTTTGCGGAACAGCTCTTCTGATTACAACTGTTTCACCAGATGCTGGAGTGTTTCCAGTGGTAAATGTTACATTACCACCTGAAGCATCTCCTACGCCAGATACTGTATAATGAGTTGTCAAAGTCTTGACAGTTTCAGTTCCTGTAGATGATCTAATTATTACCTGTAAATCTGTGTTCGCAAATATCTTAAATGTGTAGGCAAAAGCTGTTGTGCTACCATTACCTGAATATGAATTTTTTACTGTAGTTGAAGATATTGTCATATTACTTTCTCTATATTACTTATTCATTATTTAGTCTATCTCTTTTTTTATTATATAAATATCTTTTCCATAATACATATTTATAGCTTCTTTTGCACCATTTATCATTTCTTTCAATGTAATATTAGTTAAATATAATTTTTCTTCTGGACTAGAATCTTTAGCTTCATTTATGTTTCTTATAATATCTTCTTGAACTTGTATAGCTCTATAAGCTCTTTCTAAAACTACCCAGTTTTCAGGTAATTTTTGTAATTCTTTTTTTGCTTTTTCTATTTCTCCTTTATTTTGTAATATTCTAGCAGCATTTATTCTTTTCATAACAGGTTCATATAATTTTCTAAAATCTGTTACTGGTTCTGCATTTCTATCTGGATTCTTAATTATAATAGCTCTTACAATAGGATATTCAGAAAGCATTTTTTTTCTATTATTTGATCTATCTACAATACCTGCGGCATCTAATAATGAATCTGATAGTTGTAATATATATCCTCCAATTCCACCTGTCCAACCTCTCCAAGCATTTTCTAAAACTAAAGGTGAAGATAATTTTGAAAAATCATCTCCATTTATTTTTCTAATTAATGAAGCTATTAATTTGGTTGTTTCAGAAGTAAAGTCTGTAAATTGATATTCTGAAGGTACATTTTCTAAACCAGCAGGAATAATAGGTCTGTCAAAAAAGAAGTTTCTGTTATTTTTAGTTTCAAACCATGGTTTAATTATGTCAGGCATAGGTATTAAACCTTTAAATGTTTGAACTGTAACAGCATTTTTAAATTTTTCTATTGCTTTAGGGTCTTTGTCAAAATAATAATCTAAAAATCTTTCAGTTCCAGTACCAAATATTAATCCAATTTCAAATGGTTTTGGTATGGGATAATATGTTCCATCTACTTTAATATGCCAAAATAAATCTTTTCTCCATTGTGGTAATGATTGATAATCTGGATCATCATGGTTAGCCATCCACAATAAAATAGATGGTAACTGAACATACATAAAAGTTTTAGCATAAGTTTGAATTGGTCTGTCTTTAAATGCTTTTATAGTTTGATTTAATCCTTGTATTCTAGCATTAAAGAAAGCAGAAATTTGATTTAATCCCTGTATAGATGCACCCATTCTTCTGTAATCAATAGGATTATCTCTAGTTTCAACTGCTGCTTTTTTAATTGCTATATCTTCTGGTAAACCTTTTTTTAAATTTCTATCAAGAGCTAATTTAAAATTACCAGCTCTATTAACTTTTTCAGAAAATTCTATATAAATTCTAAAAAGTTCAGGAACATTTTTTATTACATTAATTGGATTAGTTTTAGTAAAATATTCTTTTGTTGTTTTGTTAAAATAATTTCTATCAAGAGTAACTATAGAATTTTGTACAGCAGGAGATTTAGTATATTCTTCATATACTTTATCTAAACCAAATTTTTTTCTAGTTGGTTTTAAAATCATACTTATTCCCATTAAACTTTGAAAGTAAGGTGGATACCAACCTTTACTCAATATAGCAGAACTAAAAGCATCTCTTGATACATTATTATATACAAATTCTGCTGCACCAGTAGCTCCTGCTCTTAAAGTTCTTGATGGTAAACTAAAAAAATCAGCAAGGTATCTAAATATTCCTTTTTCAAAAACTTTAGTAGGTCTAGCAAATGATTCTCCTACTTCCCAAACTTCTCTTTTACCATTTCTATATACAACCATTTCTGAATCTTTTAATATTCCTGATTCTTTTCTAAATACAGAAAACCCATCAGCTACAGATGCTTTTAAATTTGCAGGATTTTCTACTACTTGTTCTAATTCTTTTGCTGTAATTTTTGTTTCTCTAGTTCTTTTAACTGATAATTGAACTTCTGGAAAAGCATTTGGATCTACTTTTCTTACTTTATCAATCATTTCTATAAAAGATAAATTAGCTTCATTTCTTTTTGCAATAGTAATAAAAGTACCAATGTTATTATGTATACTTTCAAATGGATCTCTTATTTTTCTTTTACTACCTTTAAAAAATTTTAATGGGTTTCTTACATTTTTAGAAAAATTATTATTACCAGCTTCTTCTAAAAAATCTCTATAAAAAGGAACAAAATCTTTATTAGCTTTTAAAGCTGCTTGGTAAACTTCTTTAGATATAATTCCAGCATCAAGTAAGTATTTTAAAGAAAGTTCAGATACTTTAACTACATCTCTAAAAGGTTTTTCATATTGAGAGTTTTCTTTTACAAATTTTATAGCTGCTTTAATTGGAACACCTGTTTCAAATCCTTGATTATTTTTTTCTATAGCTCTTTTAGAAATAGCATATCTTCTAAAATCTTTATACAATGCTATTGAATTAATATTATTATCTTTAAATACTTGTTTCATAGCTGGTCCTATAACTTTATCTGTTTTAAAATCCATAGCTCCTCTTTCAACAAAGGATTCTATTGTATTTTTAACACCATGTAATAATTGGAAATTTTCATAAGGAGATATATTTTTTTCATAATTGACTCCATACTTTTCTGCTTTTTTTACAGCTCTTTTATAAACATGATTTTGATCTAATAAATTATAAAACAAATCATCTAAAAAATTTTCTGTTTTCCAAGTTCTTTGTTTTGTTTCTGATGCAATACTTTTATCTAATTCTGATCTAACAGCATCAATAGGTTCTTTTGTTTCAAGACTTATATCTTCAAGTTTTGTTGTTTTTTTTTCCGATACAATATCTCTATATGATCTTGGAATATTTATATTTTTAGAATTTAAATCTTCCCATAATGTTCTATCTTTAACAACATCACTTATAATATCTATTGGTTTTTTATTAGTTTTAGATACTACATTATTTAATTTTTCTTTTGATGCCTTAATATTAAATGGTGCAAATAATAAAGATGTTACAGCAAAATCTTCTGCTGTGGGTAAATCTTCACCCATAGCAACTCCTGTTGCAGTATATGCAGATGATTGCGTTAAAGTTCTGCCAACAATATTATTAACTACAGGATTAGCAAAAGGAAGTAATGCAGGAGCTTTATAAGCTGCATATAATTTTGCAGCAGTTTTTGCACCTTCAGATAAACCTTCTTCTATAAATATATCCCACCATTCACTATAACTTTTTACATCTCCTCTTTTTAATGCTTCAGAATAAATACCTTGAATAGCACCAGCACCAAAACCTCCACCTATTACAGCACCTCCTGGTCCTGAAGTTAAAGTACCTACAACAGCACCTGGTATAAATGTTGGTATTTCAGCTACTAAACCTGTTGCACCTTCTGTTAATCTTTCTAAAAATCCTGTTCCTTCTGGTTCAGGTTTATCTACCTCATAACCCCATTGACCATCACTATGATATTTAATAATTTTATTAAGTCCAGAGTTTCCTAAAGCTCTTTCAAAATAAGGTTTAAATTGGTATCGTTCATCATTTCCTAATAAAAATTTTTCTATTTTATCTACAGTAGCACCAACATCACCTCCTTCATCTACATCTTCTATTCTTGAATAATTAATATCTTTTTCTACTTCTTGTGTAATAGATTGCCAATATTCTTTAATATCTTTTCTATCATAAGATTTTACATCAAATTGTTTTTTTATTATTTCTAAAGGTATATTTCCTTGTTTCATTTCAAGGATTTTATCTTCTTTAAATTTATTTATTTGTTCTATAGGAACTCCAGCATTTATCATATCATTAATCTGATCTACTACTAAAGGCATTATTGTTCCTGTTTTTTAATTAAATATTCTTTATATTCTTTTGAGTTTATATAATCTTCATAAGTTTTATATTTTTCTGGATTCCATGGTGGAGGTAAAATAACATCTTTATCTGTAGATTCTGATGCTTTTTCAGAAAGTATTTTTGTAAGATAATCTTTATCAGGTTGATAACTTCTAAAATCTTTACCAATAAATAATTTATTGTTAGGATCTAACATATCATCAGAATTTTTACCTTCTTTTAATCCTTTAGAAAATTTAAATATCATATTTGATTGAAAATTATTTAATCTATTATCAAGAGTTGTATCTAAATATTTAATAGAACTAGGTCCTTCAATAGTTGGTTGTAAACTTTCTATTACAGAATAAAGTTTTTTATGTGATTTAACAAAATTATTATTATCAATATTAGGTAAAAGATAATTTAAATAATATCCAAATTCATTTTTAGAAATACCATCTCCAACTCTTTGAGTAATACTTTTAGCTTGTGTTTCTCCATCTAATATAAAAGGAGTTATATGATCTTTTACTACTCCTGATAATATTGCTTTTTGTATTTCAAAATTTTTATAATAATTATTAACATTAGAAAATTCTTTTTCACCAATTTTTGTAGATAGTTCAACCATTTGAAATTTAGAATTTAATTCATAATCATTTTTTGGTTCACCAAAAACTTGATTAACTTCTAATAAATTTATTGTTTCTAATGCTTTTGAATCTGTAAAAATTTTATTATAGTTATTTATACTTTTATCTTTTTCTTGATTTAATATTGCAGTGTTTCTATTATTTACCTCTGAAGTATTTTGCCTTCTTAAAGTTTTTGCATAATCAATAACACTTGCTTTTGTACTAGAAGATAAACTATTCCATAATTTTATTTTTTCTATACTTCCATTAAAAGTTCCATTTTTTATTTCTTCATAATTTTTAAAAATAGAATCGGCTGTACTATCTTCTGTTATTTCTAAACCTGAAGTAAAATATAATTGATTGTTTTTTAAAATAGATTCATCCGCAGTTTTTAATAATTGACTTTTTTGAGTTATATTTAAATTTTTAAATAAATTAATATCTTCTTTTAATTTATAAGGATTTTCTGAAGCTAAATTTTCTGCTAATTTTAATTCACCAAAAATTAAAGCTGTATTTAATTCTTGTTCAAACACTCCTTTATTTACAATATTAGGATCTGAAGATAATCTTTCTCTTATAGTGTTTTCATATTTAGGTAAATATTCAATTCCATTTAAAACTAAAGCCATACTTTCTTTTAAAACTAAATCATCTGTTATTGTTTTAGTATCTAATAACTGTTGTTCTCTTGAACCTAATAATGCTTTAGCTTTAAATAAACCTGCTGTAGCATAAAATTTTTTTTCTAATGCTTTTTTTGTAAAATTATTAAAATCTTTTAATTTATTATTTTGTGCGTAGTTCCAAAGTTTATTAACATCTTGATCAAATAATTCAGCAGCTTCTAATGGATTACCATTAGTTTTTGTATTAGATTGTATACTATAAAATCCTTTAGTTCCATCTTCTTGATTTATAAATAATTCATTTAATGCTAATGTTGCTTTATTATCTGCTTCTAATTTTGCTTCTTTAACATATTCATTAGTTAAAAAATCAGTTACAGGTTTAGTTGCTTGAAAAATATTTTGAGATGGATCAATTTTAATATTACTTTCAACACTAGGACTTTGTGTTGTCATTTCTACTGAAGATTTATATAATGGTATCTTTGGCATATTATCCTGTCATTGTTAATAAACTTGTTCCAGCTTGAGTAGCAATTTGAAATTGTTGAAGTTTAGCTCTTTGTCTTGCTAGTTGTCCTTGAATACGATCTAAATTTGCAGCTTCAAGATTTCTTGCTTTAGCAATTTCATTATTATAATTAGCAATATCTTTATCTACTTCAGCTTTATATAAAGTTGATAGTTCTATTTTTTTTGCTGTACCTGTTCCAATAACAGCTCCTGATGCTGCTGTTGTAACTTTTTGTGATGATATTAATTTTTTTAATTCTTGATCAAACCTTGCTAAATCTAAATCAAGTTTTGAATCTAGTATTTGATTACTTTGTTCTTTAATATCAGCATTACGATTAGCAACAGATTGATTGTATTTACCAAGTTGTCCTGCTTGTTGTATACCAAGTAATGCTGTTCCACCTACTATATATGGTGCTGCTGGAGCTAAAAATCCCATTAAAATATCCTCGCATATCTGTATTGGTCTGAACCATCAAAACCATAGTGTTTCATTAATCCCTCGTTTTCTAATCCTAACCACTCTGCAAATCTTATACCTTTGTCAAAGTCTGATCTTACAGCAGTTTGAACTCTTTTAATATTATATTTTTTTGCAACTCTAGCAAAATCTTTTTTGATTGCTTTAGCAACACTAATAGGATGTTGCCAAACATCTTGTGTTGCAATAACCCAACCCTCTGCTACTTGACCCCATATCATTTTCATACCAGCAGCAAAGATAGGTTTGTTATTTACTAATCCTGTAAAAGATAAATGATCTTGTACCAGGTTCATAGCATCTCCTTCATACTGTGCATCCTTATCCATAAGTTTATGATTCATTTGGCATGATAGTATAAATCTTCCATGTTCAGCAGTATAAGGTATTATATATAGCATATTATCCATCATTTGTAGTTAATCTTGGGTATAACGATAAAATTGTAAAAGGTAAAGGTTGAGTTTGTCTAACAAAGATAAAACCATCTGTTTCATAATTTCCTCTAAACTCTACCTCTTTATCTCCTGTAAATGGTGGTATACCTTCATCCATTAAATCAGCAGAACTTCTAAATGGTATTCTTTCCATATCATTTAAGTTTGGTCCAACCTCAACACCA